GCAGCAAGAGACTATACTAAGCGTGAGGCGAAGGCAGAGCCAAAAGAACAGATGGGTGAGGTTCTTGATGAACCAGCTCAGAAGAAGTCGACGGACACTGTCCTTCAGAACAACCTTTCCCATACATCTGAAGCTGGGGTGAAAATCTCAGCAGCTCAGGCTGTAGCGGCGAGGGCCCTACTCAGCAAGATTGCTGAAGAGGGTGGTGCTTCAGACGCATCGTCTGAAGCAAAGGCGAAGGCCGAGAAAGTTCGGTCTATCGTCGAGTCCAAGCAGAAAGAAAAAGATAGTCAGGGTGTGGGTGGGGGGACGGCATCACCGTTCAACACAGGATCTAGTTTCTAGGAGGAACACATGGACAACAAGACTAAGATCAGTGCAGCCCAGGCCGCTCAGGTCTATGCCGAAGTGCCTGGTGTCCTTCGGAAGCTTGCTTCTGAGAAGGACCAACTCCAGACAAAATTGGCGGAGGCAGAGAAGGCGCTAGAGGGGTACAAGTTGGCTGATAGGATCTCAAAGATTGCTCAGACAATGGAGGACAAGAAGATCAATCTTGGCCTTTCGTTGGGTGAGCGTGTCTCTAAGATCAAGGAAGCCCATGCAAGCGGTCGGTCGCTCGATGCAATTGAAGAGGCGATTGACATGACTGCACCAAATGGAGAGATGGCCAAAGTGGCGGGTGATTTGGATGGAAACGGGGAGAACGCACTCGAGTCATATCTGCTTGGGGGTCTAGCGCAGTAGCTAGATACCGAAGGCAACAGTAGCATCACAAGGAGACACCCAAATGCTCGTAAATCTTGAGATCGTAACGGATGTTCAAAACATCATCCGTAGGGATTTTACTCTTGCCGACAAGCAGGATGTGAACCCTACAAACCCAAACTGCATCATTGACGGTGAGTTCGTAAGTCTGACCCTAGACTATAAGATCACGAGAGCCCTTGTAGGTACTCTCGGATTCGCAGTCTGGGCGGACAAGGGACGTGTCGATGTCCAGGCTATTGGCAAGCTGACAGTTCTGTTTGCCGGGTCTTACGAAGCTGATACCCGTGTATTCACATCTGCTGGATTGGTCCTTGGTGGCCCGTTGTCCATCTCAGCATCAGTAGATGGTCCTCCAACTGGTACTACAAGGTCCGGTCTGATTGCATCCCCTGGTGGCATTGTGATCGGATATGTGACACGTATGCCGGCAAATAATGGTGGCAAGCTAAGGTTCCTCAGGACCTTCGGCTAATTGGGTTATATCAACAGGCTCTAACAAGAGGTAATCAACATGAGCGTTCCTTCCAGAATTCTAAATGATCTCTTCACCCAGAAGCTGGATAGCAGCGAAGGCAAAGAGAAGATTGCAGAGTACGCTGGTACGTACATCCGTGACCGTTTGCGCGAAGTCTCCTTCGCACGGAAGATCATTCCGCCGCAACAGGTGACTAGGGCAGACTGCCAGAGGTCCGTACATCACGACACACTGTCGAAGATCGTAGACGTCGAGCCACAGAGCAAGGCGATGTCTTTGACCTTCCGCGGTCAACCCACTGCACGTTTCATTCGTGGACCTCGTGCAGAGGTAGGGTTCTTCACCATCTCCTCGGAAAAGTTCGAGAAGACGGAGCAGGAACTTCTAGCATACGAGATGCCCATCACCAAGGTCATCGAAGACAACTCGGTGAAGGACATCCAGGAGATCGAAGACCGTGAGTTCTTGATCCATATCGAAGCTGCAGTACAGGCTCTTCAGCAAGAAGCCAATGGCGGCACTGTAAAGACCCTGAACTACGCTACGGTACAGGCAGGTACTACGGTTGAGTTCTCCGTACGTAAGGGCGAACTTGCTCGCACTGCAACTGTTCCTACATCAGCAGCTTTGCCTGTTCAGAAGACTGACTTCGTGAGCATGTTCAAGATGCTGTCTGGGAACCGCCTGCGTTGTGAGATGGTTCTGCTATCCGAAGTTGACTGGGATGACATCCTTCAGTGGACCGCGGAAGACGTAGGTAACAAGATTGTGTCTGAGACCACGGTCGAAGGATACAAGTACAACCTGCTCTTGGGCAGGGCATATTGCCGCACGATCAAGACTGACATTCTTCGTCCAGGTAATATCTACTCGTTCACGAGACCAGACTTCTTCGGGAAGTTCTTCATCCTGAACAACACCAAGTTCTACATCGACAAGATTGCGACCTTGATCACGTGGCAGTCCTGGGAAGACATTGGAATGGCAGTCATCAATATCGCAGCCGTACGCAAGATGGAGACCTACTCCTGTGATGCTACGATTTTGGATGCTGATGGCTTGCTGGCAAATGTGATTCCAAAGTCGGAAGAGGACCTGGGAGAATCCAATAATCGGGTTGATGAAGGTCTCGTCTTCCCGCAGCTGGAAATCTTCTAACCAGGTAGAATCGTAGAGGTAAGTCTGTGATAGAGTAAGCGCCAGCGTTCCAATTGGGCGCTGGCGCTTTTTCTTTAGAGCAGTAAATCAGATGTCCTTGTGGGTATAAGGGTATTGTTCAGGCCCAATATAACCCTAAAGGAGATCAAATGAACGACAACATGCTTAAACACTGTTCCTACTGCGACCGTGATTTACCAAGGGATGCTTTTTATGCATGCCACTTGGTAAAAAATGTATCTCCCTGTAAGGAGTGCTGGAAAGTTTGTGTGGTACGTCGACATAAAGCCATCATAGGAGCAGGGTTGTGTATGGATTGTAGAAAGAAGGTAGGTAAGGGGCATAGCCGTTGTCCTAATTGCATGAAGATACAACGAGAAAGGTATCATCAAAACGGAGACCGAAATAGACAGTACGCCCGAGACAAAAAGCACGAAGACAAAGTTGCTGCCTTCGAAGCATACGGCGGTGCTGTGTGTAAGTGTTGCGGAGAAACTGAGTTCGAGTTCTTATCCATAGATCATATTAACGGGGATGGTGCTGCTCATAGAAAAGAGATGGCTAAGAACAGTAACTCCCCATCTTCAGCCTACTGTGGCCAACATATTCATCAGTGGTTGCGGGTCAATAACTATCCTCCAGGTTTCCAGGTACTCTGTATGAACTGCAATTTTGCTAAGGGCCACTTTGGGGAGTGCCCGCATCAACGGAAAGCATTACAGGTGGTAAGGTAAATCTCATTGACACACTTGTACTAGACTCAGTCCAGTACAGCCGCGTCACAGAATAGGAAAAAGATCAAATGGCTGAAGCAGAAAAGACGTACACGATTCAGAACATGTGCCGCGCTCAGAGTTCTAAAGCTCAACGTGCAGCATCCCCCACACACCACAGGGCAGTTCTGCGGATAGATGGTAGAGCGGTCTTGCCCAAGAAGCCTATCAAGATATCCGCAACAACTTTCAAGCTTCTGGAAGATACGATCATAAAGAATCTTCGTGAAGGACGTTTGGCCTTTACTACTCCCGAGAACTACTTTGTAGACTCTAGGCCGGATGGAAGAATCTACGTAAAGAGGCCAGGTATGCAAATCGTGGAAGAGAAGGAAATCTCTACAGATAACTGGAGACTACTATTCGAGAAACCAGCAGCTCCTGCTGATGAACTTCCCGTTCCTTTGAAGGATTGGGTAGGACCTGGTCCGTCTGGGGATGCAGGTCTTGCAGGCCCACCGGGTATGACTGGCCCAGATTGTGGCCAGCAGTCTCTTGGCCCATCAGGGTCTCCTGGTGCTGCTACCCTCTCAGATCTAATGCCACCTGTAGTTGACAACACAGTAGTGGCGGAAGTAAAGCCGGAAGAGCCAGTTCCGACTGCTACTTCTGAAGAAGTAACTGAAGAACTTCCAGACCCCGATGCTACTTTGACACTTGATACTCCTTCCGCGACGCCGGTAGAGGGGCAAGTATCCAAGAATAAGAAGAGACGTCATAACAAGTAGGAGGATAGATTTATGCATTACAAGAACGGACGTGAAGCGAAGAACGGAGACAAGGTTATGCTCATTCCCAGCTATGGGCCACCCATCACAGGTATTCTCTATGATGCGACAGCTGGCAATGATTGCTGCAACGGAAAGATCGCACCAATCTCTCCCTTAGATTTAATGCCCAACCTGAAGGAGTGTCTCCATTTGGATGATGCTCTGAAGGCACTTGCTATTGGTGAGCCATCTCTGGCTCCTGGCAGTAGCTCGGCAAAGGGAACCTGATAGGTATTCAAATAGGAGGACATAATGCGAGTTTTCAACAACACAGATCGAGCTCTCTCAGTAGAGCGTTGGACCATATTTCCCAAGTCTTCCCGCTGTATAAACCAGCGAGGTAAGGTCTTTATGGAGCTACCTGAGGATGTAGCGCACAGTCCAATCATTCGGATACTGGAAGCTCAAAAAGTAGTGGTACTCCCTAGCTTCGGTAAAGTGAAGAAAGATGAGCCGGTGACAGAAGTACCACCGGTAAAGGAAGTACCATCAGCAAAGGATGTATCGGGGGTAGCACAAGCTATACCTGCACCGCAAAGAAGAACTCGCGGACAAGGTTGAAGAGACTAGATAGGAAGTCATGGCGCAAGAACTACAGGGTCTGGATGGAGTAGCAGGCGTAAGTCCCATCTTCAATGCCTTCATCCAGACCGTGCGCTTCTTTATGCGCGACCACCCACAACTTAATCGTTTGATCAAAGGACAGGAACATTCAGATAGAATGATAGCTTGGGCCATCATGGATTTCCTGTCTG